GAAATCGCGTGTTCGGAATAGGAGGACTGAAAAATGGCTACTAGATATTCGGTCCAACGGACCAATACACGGGCAACCCCAATCACGAAAAACCCTGCCAATGTCATGGGTGGACGTGTGCGGATTGCACATGGCGTTTATGAGGCGTCATCTCTCGCATCAGGCGATGTTGTTGAGATGTTCACCTTGCCTGACGGCGCGCGCTTGATCGAAGGATCACTTGCGCATGACGCGTTGGCAAGTTCCACCACATTGTCTGTCGGCTATGCAGCCCACACCAATGCGGCGGGTGCTGCTGTGTCAGCGGCCCCTGCGGCTTACAAAGCAGCGGCGGCATCAACTGCGGCGCAGAAGGTGGACATCCTTGCCACACTGGCGCTGGGGTCTGGCACCGTCACTGACACCAACGAAGATGGCGTGATTGTCACCGCAACAATGGGCGGTGCCGCTGGCACTGGCACCATTGAGGTCACAATAAAATACGTTGTTGACTAACTAACTGGCGGGGGCGGCTTGCTGCCCCTGCCTCTTAACACCCCCCTAAAATTTTGGTGATCAGATGACCTCAACTGTGGACATCGCCAACAATGCGTTGAACGTATTGGGGGCCAGCAACATATCTGCGTTTGACGAGAACAGCAAAGCTGCGCGCATCGTTAATCAGCGATATGACAGCATCCGCGACAGCGTGTTTCGCGCACATCCATGGAATTGCCTCATCAGGCGTCAGGATCTCGCGCAATCATCCACGGCACCCGGCTTTGGTTACGCTCACCAGTATCCCCTGCCGACAGATCCCTACTGCCTGCGAGTGCTAGAGTTTAGCAACGGCAGCATGTCCTATCCGCAGGACAACATGAAGAACAACAGCGGTGGCCCTGCGTTTGTCATCGAAGGCCGCAACATCGTAACTGACGAAGGCACCGCAAAGATTAAGTATGTGGCGCGCATCACAGATCCCAACGAATATGACAGCGGTTTGATTGAGGCATTGTCTATGCGTCTTGCTGCTGAGATGGCCTACGCAATCACCGGGTCAACATCGATGGTGCAGATCACCACATCAGCATATGATCAATCGCTAAAAGAAGCGCGTTTCGTTGACAGCACCGAGGGCGCAACCCGGCGCATAGAAGCGTCTGACTTCATAGAGGCGCGTTTCTAGATGGCGCGATCAGCCCCCAGCTTTAGCAGCTTTGCAGCGGGTGAGATCAGCCCACTGCTGGAAGGCCGCACCGGGATTGAGAAGTACCGCGAAGGGCTGGCAGATCTAACTAACATGGTGGTCATGCCTCAAGGTGGCGTGAAGCGCAGACCCGGCACAGAGTTTCTTGGCGAGGTCAAATCGTCTAGCGTTAAAACCCGTCTAATCCCGTTTCAGTTCAAAACGTCTGACACGTATATTCTTGAGTTTGGCGACAGCATCATGCGGGTCTACCGTAACGGCGCGCAGGTTCTCAACGCCACAGCCAAAACCATCACAGCCATCACCAAAGCCAACCCCGGCGTGTTGACCAGCAACAGCCACGGGTTCAGCAATGGTGATGAGGTTTACATTGTCAGCGTTGGCGGCATGACTGAATTAAACGGGCGCAACTATCGCGTGGCCAACAGCACCACCAACACGTTCAGCTTGACAGATCTCTATGGCACTGCAATCAACACCACAGGCTTTACCACGTTTACATCTGGCGGCACTGCCACCGAGATATTTGAACTAGCCAGCCCATATCCAGAGGCTGTGCTGTTTGATCTGCGCTTTGTGCAATCCGCTGACACGATGTATTTCGTTCACCCCAGCTACGCGATCCGCACCCTAGTCAGGGCAGACCATAATGATTGGACGTTTGCCACGCCATCAATCAGCGGATCACCATCGCCAAACCTCAACAACGCATCTGACAATTACCCTAGTGTGGTGACGTTCTTTGAGCAGCGTCTGGTATTCGGCAACACTAACAATAACCCGCAAACGCTGTGGTTCAGCAAAAATGCTGACTACCTCAACATGACCACAGGCACTGGCGATAATGACGCCCTGATCTACACCATTGCCAGCAATCAGGTTAACGCGATCCGCTACCTGTCACCAACCAGAGTTTTGACTGTCGGCACCACTGCTGGCGAATATGTTGTCACGGCAACATCTGACGGCCCGGTAACGCCGACTACCACGTTAATCAGAAAATATTCGAATTATGGTTCTGCCGCTGTTGAGCCTGTCCAAGTGGCAGACGTGACGTTGTTTGCCCAAAGAGGTGGCCGCAAAGTCAGAGAGTTTAAATTCGCTGGCGATGTAAACACGTCAGGCTACCAAGCACCTGATATGACCATCTTGGCTGAACACATCACAGACGGCGGCATCACGCAGTTTGCTTATCAGCAAGAGCCAGAAAGCATCATTTGGGCGCTGCGGTCTGACGGCACTTTGCTGGGCATGACGTACAGGCGCGAAGAGGATGTGGTCGGTTGGCACAAGCATGTCATAGGCGGCGTGTTTGGCAGCGGCCAAGCGGTGGTTGAAAGCATCGCACCGTTGCCAACGGACACCGGCAATGATGACTTATACATGATCGTCAAGCGCACGATCAACAGCGTCACTAAACGCTACGTCGAAGTGCTGAAGGTGTTTGATTTTGGCAGCGTCACCACCAGCGCATTCTTTGTGGATGGCGGCTTGGCGTACAGCGGATCTGCCACCACTAGCCTGACCGGGCTGTACCATCTGGAAGGCCAAAGCGTGACCGTGTTAGCCAATGGCGCAACACACCCTGACGAGACAGTATCAGGCGGCGGCATCACGTTGGACTACAGCAGCACAACCGCAGCTGTTGGGTTTGGATTTACATCCGAAATGCAGACCATGCGTATTGAAAGCGGATCTGAAGATGGCACCAGCCAAGGCAAGCCCAAGCGCATTCACGCTGTCACCTTAAGATTGTTTGAGACTGTGGGCATAGAAGTTGGCAATTCTGCGGATGAGTTAGACCGCATCCCGTTCCGCGACAGCAGCATGGCAATGGATCAGGCGATCCCATTGCTAACCGGCGATAAAGACGTAGAATTTCGCGGCGGTTATGATAACAACGACAGGATCTATGTGAGACAATCGCAAGCACTGCCTCTGACGGTCTTAGCCTTGTATCCACGCATGAACACATTCGACACATGATCTTGTACCATGTTGAGCGGCTAGCTGATGTCTTTGACGAGATCCAGCCGTTACTTGAGCAGCACTGGCAAGAAATCGCCCTGCACAAAGACAGCATCAAATTGAACGTCAACTGGCCAGCTTACGAGCGCATGGATGAGGACGGCAGGCTGCATATCTGCACGGCGCGTGAAGGTGACAAGTTGATCGGCTACTTTGTCAACATCATCGTGCCGCATCTGCATTATCAAGATCACCTGTTCAGCCACAATGACGTGATTTTCGTAGACCCGGAATACCGCAAAGGCTTCACCGCTTGGCGGCTGATTAAGTTTGCAACAGAGCAACTGACCATCGCCGGGGTGAGCGTGATGATGATCAACATTAAACGGCACAAGCCATTTGACCAACTGCTACGGCGTCTGAAGTTCAACGAAACCGAAAGCATTTATTCTAAAAGATTAGGAACAACCTGATGGGCGCAACAGCAGCAGTAGTGGGCGCAGGGGCAAACATTGTCGGCGGCATCAGCGCGCGCAATTCTGCCAACGCGGCAGGCGCAGCAGCGCAAAGAGCAGCTAACTTTAACGCCAGCATAATTGAACGTGACATTGGATTGCTTGCACGACAGCGCGGCATCATAAACGAAAACTTTGAGATCGATACAGTACGCGCTGGCGAGGCGTTTGAGCGCGAGGTGCAGGGCGCGGCAAGGGCTGGCTTTGGCTATGCTGGCGTGGATATGTCTAGCGGCACACCGATGGCCGTACTGCAAGCAAACGCGCGTGAGTTTGACTACGCAATGAGTGTTGCTGAGTTCAATAACGAGATGACAAATCTACAAATCAGCGATCAGCAAGAAGATGCGCGATTGCAGGCCCAGCTTGCCAGAATGGGCGGCGCGGCATCCAGTTCAGCATACAGATCGCAAGGCAAGGCCAGCCTAATATCAGGCTTTGGCAACGCTGCATTAGGCATATCAGGTTCGGGATACTTTGGATGAGAATACCAGTTTACAGATCTGATGCGCAGCGCACCAACGAAGCACCTGGGCGGTCATTCTCAGCGCGTATGGATGCGCGGCCATTCGTTGAGGCTGCATTGCAAAAGGGTGCATCCACCCGCGCACTGGCTGATGCCGTTGGCGCATATGCAGAACAGCGCGGCAAGATGATTGCGGATAAGGAATATAACGAAACAGCACTGGCGTTGGAGGAAGAAATGCGCAGCGCCAGCTATGACTTGTCTAAGTCAAATGACATTGGCAACATTTTTGACGGCAAGAAACTGTGGCAGCGCAGGATGGATCGCATCCAGACAGATGTTTTAGATCGCGTTAAAAACAGCAACATTAAGCGCAAGCTGGGCTTTACGTTCAACCAATCTGAAATTCAAAGCAGATTTACGCTGCAAGGTGTAGTTGACCAGAAAATAGTCAAAG